TTGATGTAATAAATAAGCATTTTTATCATATTTAGTTTTTTCTAAATTTGTAAATAGTTCTGCATCTTTTGAAAAGAAAATATCACAATTTTCATTTGAACAATATTTACCTACTGTCTTAATGCAGTGGGTACTATTAATTTGAATGCCCATAACATAATTTTTATTTAATTTTTTGCCACATAATGGACACTTTTCAATATCAATTGGACAGATATAAACATTTTTTGCTTGGTTTTTTAAATTTGCATTTTTAATGGAAACAATTTTATATCTATAATTATTCTCTTTCATATAAATACTCCTTGATTATAAAAAATACACTACTCTTACAAAAAACTCTATAAATATATAAATAAATTATACATCTTAAATTAATAACAATCAATATATTTTAACAGGATGGTGATAAAATGCCAACAAAATCAAATAACATAGGTGGTCGAGGTGGTGCAAGAGCAGGTGCAGGACGAAAGAAAACCTCAGTAAAGGATAAACTGAAAAATGGTAGTAGCAATTTAAAGGTACTAGATATACCGGAAATTGAGGGTGTAACAATGCCAAAGCCACACGATTTTCTTTCAGCAGAACAGAGAGATGGTAGCACCTTACAAGCAGGTGACATATATACAGAAACATGGCAGTGGCTGAGAAAGATAGGTTGTGCAGGTAAGGTATCACCTCAACTACTGGAACGATATGCAATGGCTAGTGCCAGATGGATACAGTGTGAAGAAATGACTAGCAAGTTAGGTTTTCTTTCTAAACATCCAACTACTAATAAGCCTATACCTTCACCATTTATCAATATCGGCATTAACTATATGAATCAGGCTGTAAGACTGTGGAATGAAATATTCCAGATTGTAAAGGAAAACTGTACTACCGATTATGAAAATACAACTCCACAAAATGATTTGATGGAAAGATTACTGAGAGCAAGGGAGAATAAATGAGTAAACAAAAAGAATTAACACAATTTTTGAAAACACTTAAAAAATATAAATATCAGTTGAAACGACAAGAGCTTTTAACCTTGAGAGGACAGGCACTGAAAGGTGATTTGGTTGGTGCAAAGAAAGGCTTTTGTGTTTTGATGGAAGAAAGGAAAATGCAGTATGAATAAAGTATCTGAAATGAATTTAGTTGATGTGGATAAACTAATTCCATATGTGAATAATGCCAGAACTCACTCAAAAGAACAGATTAATAAGCTAAGGGCATCAATTAGAGAATTTGGCTTTATCAATCCTGTAATCATTGATAGAGATTACAATGTAATTGCCGGTCATGGTAGAATACTTGCTTCACAAGAAGAAGGTATTGATAAGGTGCCTTGTGTATTTGTTGATTACCTAACAGATGCACAAAAGAAAGCATACATAATTGCTGATAACCGTATGGCACTTGATGCCGATTGGGATGAAGAACTGTTAAAAATAGAGATTGAGTCACTAAAGGATGAAGACTTTGATTTATCATTTACCGGCTTTGATGAAAGTGAATTGCTAGATTTATTTGGTGATGATAGTAAAGGCAAAGTAGAAGATGATAACTTTGATTTATCCTCAGCATTGGAAAAGGCATCATTCGTTGAAAAGGGTGATGTGTGGACAATAGGTAAACACAGACTAATGTGTGGTGATGCAACATCTAAGGAAGATGTAGAGACTCTTATGGGTGACACAAAAGGAAACCTAATACTTACTGACCCACCATATGGTGTATCCTTCAAAAGTTCATCAGGCTTGACTATTGAAAATGACAGTATGAAAAATGATGAGTTCTACAACTTCCTACTTTCTGCATTTAAGAATATGGCTGACCATTTAGAGAAAGGTGGCTCAGCATATGTTTTTCACGCAGATACAGAAGGACTTAACTTTAGGAAGGCATTTGTTGATAGTGGTTTTCATTTGGCAGGGTGTTGTATATGGGTGAAAAATTCTCTTGTGCTAGGTAGGTCAGACTATCAGTGGCAACACGAACCGGTACTCTATGGCTTTATGCAGAATGGTAAACATAGATGGTATTCTGACAGAAAGCAAACTACAATTTGGAACTTTGATAAGCCTAAGAAAAATTCAAACCACCCAACATCAAAACCACTTGATTTGTTAAGCTACCCTATCAGCAATTCAACTCAAGAAAATGCTGTTGTAATTGATACCTTTGGTGGCAGTGGTTCAACACTTATGGCTTGTGAGAAAATGAACCGTATCTGCTACACAATGGAGCTTGATGAAAAGTATGCGTCAGTTATCCTTAGACGATATGTTGAAGATACCGGTGATATGGATAATGTGTATGTAATTAGGAATGGTAAGAAAATTCCATATGCCGACCTTGTAAAAGAGGTTGAAACAAAAAGTCAGTAAAAACTTTGTGCATAAATGGTATTGCTAATTATCTCATTTAGAGTGATATATAGTACTGATATTAAGGAGGTAATATATATGGACATACCTAAAAGAGAAGTTATCGAAATGTTAAGAAAAAGTTATCAAGTTGGAACTAGAATTGAGCTTGTCACAATGGACGATTTTCAGGCTCCACCTATTGGTACAAAGGGTACTGTTAGGGGTGTTGATGATATGGGTAATATCCTTGTGAACTGGGACAATGGTTCTAGTCTTAATGTTGTTTATGGTATTGATGTAATACACAGGATATAGAAATATATAACACATATACACAATATATAGTGTATATCTTTGTGTAGTAATAGTATTGATAAATACTCCAAAAAGAGCGAATATGTGTATACCAAAAGGGGAAAACAACAAACTTTAAGGAGCATAATTATGAATACAAAAACAGCTAAGCAAATCACAGAAATGAAAGAACAGACAATCGGTGTTGAAATTGAAATGAACAACATTACAAGAAGAAAGGCTTCAAAGCTTGTAGCCGAGTTTTTTGGAACAGGACGATTTGAGGACACAGCAAACCGAAACGGTTATAGCACTTGGTCAGCTTGGGACAGCCAAGGCAGAGAATGGAAATTCCAAAAGGATGTAAGCATTCGAGGAACAGACATTCAGAAATGCGAAATGGTAACACCAATCCTAAGCTACAATGACATTGAGCTTTTACAAGAGGTTGTAAGAATTTTAAGAAAGGCCGGAGCAAAAAGCGACTCAACAAGGGGATGTGGTGTTCACATTCACAGCGGAGCAAAAGGCCACACACCACAAACACTAAGAAATCTAGCAAACATTATGGCAAGTCATGAAAGACTTTTAATTGACGCATTGAACATTGACAACGGACGAGTTAACAGCTACTGCAAAACAGTTGACACAAGGTTCTTGGAAAAGGTAAATAAAGTAAAGCCTAGAACAATGTCAGACCTTGCAAATGTATGGTATGAAAGCCACAATTCAATTTACGATAGAAACCAACATTACAACGATAGCCGATACCATATGCTTAACCTACACGCAACCTTCACTAAAGGCACAGTTGAATTTAGACTTTTCCAATTTGACAAACCGGCAAACGGAAAGCAAAACGGACTTCACGCAGGACAACTTAAAAGCTACATTCAACTTTGCTTAGCACTTAGCCAAATGGCAAAGACAGTAAAGACAGCAAGTCCAAAGCCACAGCAAACAGAAAATCCTAAATACGCAATGAGAACTTGGCTTTTAAGACTTGGCTTTGTAGGGGACGAATTCAAGACAGCAAGAAATGTATTCACCAACAGACTTTCTGGGGACACAGCCTTCAGAAACGGCAGAACAGCCTAAGGAAAAACTTAATAAAGGGCTAACCTTAGAGATAGGGTTAGCCTTAAGGTGGTAGAAGAACTATTCTTCAGAAAGGATTGATTTACAAATGAAAAGATATTACATTGCATATGGAAGTAACCTAAATGTTAGGCAAATGAAAATGAGGTGTCCCGGAGCAACCATTCTCGGCACTGCAAAGTTAAAAAACTATGAACTACTGTTCAAAGGTAGCAAGACAGGTTCATACCTAACTATTGAGAAAAAGGAAGGTAGCACTGTACCGGTTGTGATTTGGGAAGTAACTGAGAGTGATGAAAAGTCCCTTGATAGATATGAGGGTTATCCAATTTTCTACTACAAAAAGGAAATGAAACTTCAGTACAAAGGAATAAGAACCGGCAAAAGACGAACTGTTAATGCCTTCGTATATATTATGCATGAAGAAAACCCTCTTGGTGTTCCTAGCATTTATTATATGAAAACCTGTATTGATGGGTATGACACCTTTTACTTTGATAAGAATATTCTTATCAATGCCTACAAAAAATCAATGGAGATGTGTAGTGATGAAAACTAATGAAATGACAATTAACACTTGCGCTAAGTGTGGAAAAGAATACAAAGGTAGAGGAGCTTTATCAAGGGTAGATAACCTTACAGTTATCTGTCCTGACTGTGGCACAAGAGAAGCCTTAGAAAGCATTGGTGTTGATAAGGTGGAGCAGGATAAAATACTTGGGGTTATTCATAAGAATTTTGATAGTTGATTTTTAATTCTCCTTAGCTATAATTATATTATAACCAATTATAAATGTAGTTAGGGAGATATTATGAAAAATATCATACAACAAGAATTAGAACTTGCAAAAGAGAAGATGTTTGAAGAAATCATATATAATGGTAAAACTCTAGTGAAATTAACAAGAGATAATGTAGCAATTGTTGAATCAATGATACGTAATGATTCTGCGTACATAATGTCTTCAAGTAAGGAAGCAAAACCATTATACAAGAAAAATCATAAAATAAAATATGGTGGTTCTACTGCATATTGGATGACACAATTAAAACGATTGTTGATGGAAAATGAAGTACCAACTGATTATTCATATGAAGAAATTATTAAGTGTGCTGTTGAATCTGTGGATAGAGAAAATAGTACTCACTTGAATGCAGATAAAATTGGTAGAAGTGAAATAACTAAAAGAATACAAGAATTTGACAGAAATGAGTTAGTTGAATGTTTAAAAAATCCTAATTATAAGGATATGCTGTTGGTAAAAGAAATATCTAGAATAACATCAGCAGAATATAGACCTAGGAAAAATGTATCATTTGCTAGTAAGTTTTGTCACTATGCATGTTTTTATATTTTTGAAAATACGGAATATCAAGATAATTATTCGATTTATGATAATATCTTAAAAAAAGCTTTACCACTTTATTTAAGTTACTATAGAATAAATAAAAAATATAATTTAAATGATTATATTCAATATTGTAGGGCTGTTGATGATATTAGAGAGAACTGTGGAGTTGAAATAAGCAGAAATGGTTTTGATCATTTACTTTGGTATTATCATAAAGGTAGAAAATAATATTTATGTTAAATTACATTATGGCATCGATTTATTAATCGGTGCTTTTTCTTTACCCTTTTGGAGGTGATTAATTGAGAAAGCTAAAGAACTACAAGCCAACAAAATTTATGGCTAAGGGCTCATACTACGATAAAGAAAGTGCAGACTATGCAGTTGCCTTTATTGAAAGCCTTTGTCACACAAAAGGTACTTGGGCAGGTAAACCCTTTGACTTAATTGATTGGCAAGAGAAAATCATAAGAGATATTTTTGGAACATTAAAGCCTAATGGTTATCGTCAATTTAATACAGCCTACATTGAAATACCTAAAAAGCAAGGCAAATCAGAACTGGCAGCAGGTGTTGCATTACTCCTTCTTTGTGGTGACGGTGAAGAAAGAGCTGAGGTGTATGGCTGTGCTGCTGATAGAAACCAAGCAAAGATTGTATTTGATGTTGCAGTTGATATGGTTAGGTTCTGTCCGGCACTTTCAAAAAGAGTTAAAATTCTTGAGTCGCAAAAGAAACTGATTTACAAGCCTACAAATAGCTTTTATCAGGTCCTTTCTGCTGATGTAGCAAACAAGCATGGGTTCAATACCCATGGGGTAATTTTTGATGAACTTCATACACAACCAAATAGAAAACTGTATGATGTTATGACTCAAGGCTCAGGTGACGCAAGAATGCAACCTCTTTATTTCCTAATTACAACAGCCGGTAATGACACTAATTCTATCTGCTATGAAATTCATCAAAAGGCACTTGATATTGATAAGGGTAGAAAAATTGACCCAACTTTTTATTCGGTGATATATGGTGCTGATGAGGGTGATGATTGGACTAGTCCTAAGGTGTGGAAAAAGGCTAACCCTTCACTTGGAATAACTGTTGGTATTGATAAGGTAAAAAGTGCTTGTGAGTCAGCTAAGCAAAACCCTGCTGAGGAAAACGCCTTTAGACAGCTTAGACTTAATCAATGGGTTAAGCAAAGTGTTAGGTGGATGCCTATGGATAAGTGGGATATGTGTGGGTACAAAATCAATGAGGATGAACTGTATGGTAGAGTTTGTTATGGTGGCCTTGACCTATCTAGTACCACAGATATGACAGCATTTGTACTTGTGTTTCCACCACTTGATGAGGATGACAAGTACATCATACTTCCATACTTTTGGTTACCAGAAGATACACTTGCAGTTAGAGTAAGGAGGGACCATGTACCATATGATATATGGGAAAAGGAAGGCTATGTAAAGACAACTGAAGGTAATGTTATACACTATAGATATATTGAAAAGTTCATAGAAAAACTTGGTGAGAAGTTCAACATTAGAGAGATTGCCTTTGATAGATGGGGTGCTGTACAAATGGTTCAAAACCTAGAAAATATGGGCTTTACAGTTGTACCCTTTGGTCAAGGCTTTAAGGATATGTCACCACCAACAAAGGAGCTTATGAAGCTAACCCTTGAGCAGAGAATAGCACATGGCAATCATCCTGTTCTTCGTTGGAATATGGATAACATATATGTCAGAACAGACCCGGCAGGAAACATAAAGGCAGATAAAGAAAAATCCACAGAGAAGATTGACGGTGCAATAGCCACAATTATGGCACTTGACCGAGCAATTCGCTGTGGAAATGATAACGGTGCTTCAGTTTATGATGATAGAGGGTTGTTGTTTATTTAGATTGATAATTTTAATTAATTAATACTCTTCAAATTGAGTGTTTTTATTGTATCTAAAAAAGTGTGATTGGGTAATAATAAATATATTATCAAATGGGCTGTCGTTTAATATATTATCTTTACTAAAAAATTGTTCTAAGTTCTGTTTCTCGATTAGAGAACCATCAAATGAAAGTATACATAAATCAATGCTATTAAATCTTTCTGGATTATGTTTCTTAGACTTTTCAATTTTATTACTGATTGCCTTTTTTATGCAACCTAGTGATTCATCTAATGTACCACCATGACACATAAGAATTCCTTTTGTCTTTTCATCGATTACTGCATTCTCAACCTTTTTTATATTTGCTTTATTGTTTTTAGATACAGCACTTTCATATTTACAAGCTTCTACTAAATTTCTTGGAATACATATTGTAACCTCTAATGCTTTTTTTTATCTAATGAAATAAAGTCAAAGTTATTTGTATTATTAGGAGAATAGTAATTATTGTAACTTTCATCAAAGTAATCAGCGATTATTTTTATAGCACTTGGCTCAATATAATTTTTATCAAAATTAAGTTCCAAAATTATCACCTCATATTCATTATATCATTCTTTTATATAAAGAAACAAGCCATCTAAAAAGGTGAATTGCTATTATAGATTAAAGTAATTTCCTTAACATATTAGCTATTCCCTTTAAATAGCCTATAAATTAAGGGAAAGAATATAAATTGAAGTTAAAGTATCTGTTTTTTAACAGGTACTTCTCTTTTACTCAAAATAAAAACGGAGCCTTTGTATATACAAAAACTCCGTTAAATTAAATTTATTCTTTTAAACTTATCATATTTTCTATGTTACGACCACCATATATTATACGGACAATGGTAACAGTATTTTTTTCGTTGTCAACTAGATAAAATACAATAAAATTATCTATTGATAGTTGGTGCATCTTCAATGAATGCCAAGGTTCCCAATCAACTAAAATATATCTTGAGGGCATAAATTCTAAAGAACGAATACCCTTTAGTATTTTGTTGATTTGACTTTCAGCATTTTCTGTTTGTAGAAGTTTATTTGAAATGTAGGAATAAATTTCTCGCAAATCATTTAGTGCATCTTGTGAGTAATGAATTATATAATCTTCTGTCATATGCCAAATTCCTTTGCAAGTGCCTCATCAACTTCATTTGCAGAATACACCTTTCCTGCTTTGATAGAGTCCATACCCTTTTGAAGCTCAGTATCTATCTGTTCTTTACTCATTGAACCTAAGGCTAAAGGCTTTTCAGTAGGAAGTCGCAAATCAAATGGTATTCCATTTTTTAATATAATCTGACTATAAAGCATTTGAATTGCACTTGAAGGAGAAATTCCCAGCTTAGATAAAATCTCCTCTGCACTTGTTTTCAAGTCAGTATCTATTCTTGCATATACGGCTGATGTATTTGCCATAGTATCGCCTCCTTTACTTTATTATACTTTCATTTACTTGCAAATGCAAGTATTTGCAATATATTATAAACAAAATTTTATTACTTATTGAAAGGACTTGTTATTTATGAAACTTTTAAGTGGTCTATTCCGTTCAAGGGACAAGCCAAGAAACTCTACATCGGGAAGTAGTTACAGATTTTTCTATGGTCAAAGTAGCTCAGGAAAATGTGTAACTGAAAGAAGTGCAATGCAAATGACTGCAGTTTATGCTTGTGTGAGAATTTTGTCAGAGGCAGTAGCAGGACTACCACTTCATTTATACAAATGGGGTGACTCAGGTAGTAAGGAAAAAGCAGTTGAACACCCGTTATATTTTCTTTTGCACGATGAACCAAATAAGGAAATGACTTCCTTTATCTTTAGAGAAACATTGATGACTCATTTGCTTTTGTGGGGTAACGCATATGCACAGATAATAAGGAATGGCAAGGGTGAGGTAACTGCTCTGTATCCTTTAATGCCAAATAGAATGACAGTTGACAGAGATAAAAACGGTGAGCTTTTCTATCAATATACACTTAGCTCTGATGATGTTAGGTCAATGAAGGGTGCTAGTGTAAGGCTAAGTCCATATGAGGTTCTACATATTCCGGGATTAGGGTTTGACGGCCTTGTGGGTTATTCACCTATTGCTATGGCTAAGAATGCTATTGGACTTGCAATTTCTGCTGAGGAATATGGTAGTAAGTTTTATGCTAATGGTGCATCTCCAAGTGGTGTTCTTGAACATCCGGGTACACTAAAGGACCCGTCAAAGGTAAGGGACTCTTGGAACTCTGCCTTTGGTGGCAGTGCTAATAGCCATAAGATTGCAGTCCTTGAAGAAGGGCTAAAATATACACCAATATCAATTTCACCTAATGAGGCACAGTTCCTTGAAACAAGAAAATTTCAGATTAATGAGATAGCTAGAATTTTCAGAGTACCACCACATATGGTTGGTGACCTTGAAAAGTCTAGCTTTTCTAACTATAGAGCAACAGTCACTGGAGTTTGTCAAATATACTCTTGAGCCTTGGATTATTAGATGGGAACAGTCTATTTGTCGCTCACTGCTTAATCAAGAGGAAAAGGGTAACGCTCTATAACTGATAATTTAGAATTATTCTTCAAAACTGATTATATTTCTATTTCAAGAATTCATATTCAAATAAAGTTGGCACAATTTCATTGTTATAATAATCTTTAACAAGAGACTTCAAACTTGTTAACGCACTATGCAGTTCTACATTATCCCAAACTGTTTTACCAGTTATTTCGTCTTTATGGGATGTATCTAATTCATCAAATATTTGATAAACACCATACGTAATTTCACTATCGTAGTTATCTGTTAATTTGGCGTATTGCATAACTTTTTCCCATTGCTTTATTAATAATTTTTCTTTATCATTAAGTATTAGTCTTTTAATGTCATGTGAAGCTATTGTTTCATTGTTTGTGTTGTCTAGACATAGTTCATTTCTATAAAATCGACCATCACTTCCATAAAAAGTACGCATGTGATTTTGCATCTCTAAACAGGTGAACAATAAACATTTCAATAAATATTGACTAAGCTTTTTATTCTTTAAATCTTTCAAATATCTTATTGAACCATCAGCAGATTTCATTATTCGTGAACGTTCTGTCCATTCACGATTGTAAGTAATGTAGCGAGTAGCACAATACATAGGAAGTTTTTCTAGGTAATTGTCAGAACGTAGATAAAATCCATTCCCATCATATCTACCTGCAATAAGAAGACCACCATTAAGATCTGGATTATCAAAGCCAGATGTATTTGCAATTAGATAACCAATAACGTTTTTATTGTACAATGGTTTATTTCTTTGTTTTCCACCCTCTTTTTCTAGCCCATTAAGACCAACTAAAATACCGTTTCTTTCGTCATCATCAAAGGAACGTTTATCATAATATACTTGACTGTACAAAGTGTGTATTTTATTCACTTGTAGTATTATTTCTTGATCTAAATTATTCTCACTTGTTATGTTATAACCTTTGAGAGTTAGTTGTTCACAATTATCTTCTTCATTGCTCCAATAAGCACACATGATACATGCATCTATATTTGTATGAAAATGTTTTCTATTAAAAGCGTATCCATTAAGAAATTTCTTATTTACTATATGTTGTGCTTTCCAATATTTGACAGGCGAAAAAACGATATAACTATCTGTAGGTTGTCTTAAATAATATTTGAATCCAGACCAAATGAAAGCATTTCCTAAATCATTTAGTGCTGGTCCTTTAATTTCTTTTCTCATTTCCTTAAGAACATAACTATTTTTCCAAACAGAAGACTTTTTACTTTGACCTCTTCTCTGATGTTCGGCTGAAGTTGTTTCTGTATATGGTGGATTTTCAAAAAGAATAATGGTACAATTAGGGTTATCGACATATTGTTTAATTACAGGGTATTCTATGTATTCTTTTGAAAGAGCATCAGCACCGGTTACTAGTCCTGCATTAAAGGTATCAAAAGTTTCGTTAGGTGGTACAATATGTCGTACTTTTGTACCTAAAATTTCTAATAAAACCTTGTATTCGTAATATTCAACTGTAGATACTATGCAATGTGATAATTCTTCATCGGTTAACCCACTTTCAAGATTGCCAGTACCTGCACATCTATCAAGAATGATATAATCGTTACCTTTCGGTACTCTTGCTATAGCTTGTCTAACTAATTCAATAGATTTTTCTGCATATAACCTTGGTGTATAAAAAGCACCAAGGTTTTTCTTTTGCAATATATCGTTTAATCTATCCATTAAATAGTTAAACTTGATATTACTTTGTCCAGTATAAGGATAAATGTACTTTTTAAAATGTTTTGGTTTTCTAATTTCCCCAATTGTTTTGTGCTTCCCTGTATCATCACCTATAAAATCTTCTTTTCTAGCAGTAGGTACAGCCTTATAAAAGAAATTAGCCCAACCTACAATACAATTCTCATCAATATGAATTTTTGTAAAATTATTTTCTTTTAATAGTGATATAATTTTTTCACTATGAAGGGGTTGTTCGTAATGAAAAACATTTTCAAAATTACCACCAACAAAATCATTATTATTTTTTGAGGCACTACCATAATAAACTTTTTCTATATCTTTTAGATATTTTTCTGAGCGATATAACCAAGCTGTAGCTGAGTTCAAGTCTATAATTATAATATTAGCTGGTATAGGTTTTCCTTTTACTCGTAATGCTGACATATATTTTATACATTGAAATAATACGGCATTTAGATTTGTAACATGAAGTTTAAATTCAAGGAGATTGCCATTTAATACACCATCATTATTATCTTCTAAAATTTCATCTACGCTGATCGTATTATTAATACGTGGTAAAAAGGTATTATAAAAATCAAGTTGACCGTCACGTTCATAAATATATTTATCCATAAATCTCTCCCTTAGTTGATAATTCTAAATTATCCTTTATTTATAATGATTATATCATAATATAGTGATTAAAATAATTATTTAAAGGAAATTTAATATCAATTAAATCAATATATAGGTAGTTATGAGTA